TTTGGACCATCTCTTCTTCTTCCTTATTATATTTATAAAAAAATCAAACTGAAGACGATTGTCTAGGTGATGAAAACGATTCATTTCGTTAGCATATAAAATAGTATCTTGAAAATAAGAAAGACCACGATTGATAATAAATGAATTATACTCTTTCTCAGCAATATCATCTACCATGATATCTTTCTTAGATTCATTGATTGCTTTTAAATACTCAAATGGATTCATTTTGGCTTATATATTTTCTTGCTTGTTTTTCTGAATCAAAGATGCATTCATATTTTACTTCGTTATCCTCAAAGCGAACAACTCTCCATCTTGTGACTTCTAACTCATACATGACTGGCCACATTTGGTATTTTATTATTGACGCCTCTTCTGGTTCTAAGGTTCCTTTATGTATGTTGTGGATATATTTTTTCATTTAAATTTAACTCCTGCCATGACTTCAGTTAAGCATGCAACCATATTTAATTCATGATCTGCTACAAAACTGTTTTTGTATTGATAATCAGCCAAGATCAAAACCAATTGTGGTATTGATTGTGGTTCTACAAACTCGTTCATATTGTCATATATCTTACGAAACATAGCTGCAGGTTCAGTGTCAATATTATCTGCAACCCATTGTCTCATCTGCTTAAAGTTTTTAATTTTAAGAGAACTCATTAAAGTATCTAAAGAGATATCTGTTGCGTTTGCAAGTATCCCACTGTCGATCTTACCAAAGTTTGAATATCTTTGTAACTCATTAAGAGTTCTACGAAAGTCTGGAAAGTATTTAATAATCAGTTCAGCAAGAACAGCTGGATCTGAATTGATACTTTCAACTGCAAGTATTTGTTGTACTCTTTGCATAAACATACCGGCCAAAGCATCTCGTTCTTTCTTTGGCATAGCAAATTCAATCACACTACATCGAGAATGTAATGGTTCGATAATACGATTCTTAAAGTTGCATGTTAATATAAACCTACAGTTAGTAGAGAATTCTTCAATGAATCCACGTAATGCTGGTTGAGTTGATTGTGGGTTAAGGTAATCCGCTTCGTCAAGGATGACCACTTTGTAGCCACCAGATAAGGAAACTGACGAAGCGAATTGTTTGATTTTGTTTCTTAATGTATCAATACCCGATTCTTCTGATCCATTGATAACAATATAATCTAAATCAAGTTCGGTGCAAAGTGCACGAGCAACTGTGGTTTTACCTGTACCCGCCGTTCCAGTGAGCATCATATTTTGAAGCTCTCCACCTGCAACTATGTTTGAGAATGTTTTTCTTAAATCATTTGAGAGTATACACTCTTCGATTTTCTTTGGTCGATATTTTTCAACCCATAGGAATTCATCCATTGATTACCTCCCATGATTCAACTGTATCTAATCTGAATGATCTCCAAGCTGATTTATCAAGTGACCATACTGGAAATGCTTCCATTTCTGTTGGCGAATAATTAATAGTTGATGTTACTCCATTTTCTTTTAAAGCTTCTGGTTGTAGAGTACAAGGCATAACTCTTATTTCGCCTGTATCTATCTTTTTAAATGTAACTGTGACTTGCCCTTTTTGTAAAGCCTCGAGCAATTTGGCTTTTTCATTGTTGTTCATAATATATCCTATAATAAATGTGAGGGGACTTTCACCCCTCTGCTTTTACTCTTCTGAAGCTGGTTCTTCAACAACTGGAACTTCTCCTTCAGGAACATTATCTGATCCTTTGGATGCAGCGTTTAGAAAAGAAACAATTCTATTTCTTAATCCTCCAACTGCTTCAAGTTCTGGTCCTTCAAATCCACCTCTTTTAGAACAGATATCAATTATCTGAACCATAGTCGCGATGTCTTGAAGAGACAATTGAACTTGTTGCTCTTCTGCTGATACTTCAGTTTCAGTGGTATTCACTTCTTCTGTCATAATTTTCTCCTATGCATAGTTACGAAAATAAGAAGACCCGACCATCGGCATCTTCCGTTCCTACAAAGTATTTATACATTGTAGCTTGAGTTTTTCTCAAGAGCGATAAAATAATCCACTGGATAGTTACTATTAGTCCAGTTAGAAATTAGCTTTGAGCTTATGCTTACAAAGTAATCTCCTGGTAGTAACTTCAAGTTTGGAATACTTACCACGAAGCTAAACTCATTTTTACATGAGTTGTCTTTATCTAGTTCAATCTCAAAAACATTTGAAGTTGAGTCTCTTGTATCAAGTACAGAGGCTTCAACAACTCCATTGTTTCCTGTGATTGCTAGCTCAGTATGACCTAAAACAGCTGCAGCCTTTCGAATCTGATTTAATTTATCTTCTTCGATATTGACTCCAAGCTCTGGATCAGGCATCTGAATTTCTTTTTGAGGAGTGGTAAGGATATCGCTTTCAGAAAAGAAATATCTGATCTTTTGACCACTCCCTTGAATTAATACTGACTTGTCTTCAAACTGTAAAGTTGGTTGGTCAATTAAACTTAAGACTGATAAGAATTCGTTTAAGTCATAGACTCCAAACTCTTGTGGAAAGTCTTCTACAATAGTTGCTGATGCAAGAATTGTTTTAGACTCTGATATTGTCTTTAATTTTTGACCTGGTTTAAATACCAAGTTAGGATTAATTGTTGCGAAGTTTTTTAACACATTCACGGTGTCATTTGATAGATTCATATTTTCTCCATAATAATATATTATACCATACTTTCATCGTTTTGTAAACGATTATTTTTCATTTTTATCATGACAAGCTAAAGCAATAATAGTATAGTGCAAGATCTTTAAAAGATCAGCTCTATTATGTCCTTCTTTCTTACCATACCTTTGAGCGTACTTAAGTACGTTACCCAAAGCAAATCCCATACCATGACCACAATCAATAATGAATTCAGTTGATTGAAACTGATTCTTTGAATAGTGACCGCCGTAAGTTTTATCGATATAAGCTTGAAGCTCTGCTATGAGAGCTCCTTCATTAAACTTATAGTCAATTTGCTTAGATTTCTTTATAAACATCTTCATCTCCTTCATAAGGATTAGTTACAATCTCATCAGCGTCTACTTTGCTGTAAAGATCAAGGAAAGCTTCCTTTGTATCATTATCAAATCTTGAAATACAAAGATCAATTGCTTTGTCTCTTTTCTCAAAGATTGAAAACGTTTGAACAATGTGGCAAAGCCTTCTTGTTGAAATAACTTCATCAACGCCATCGTCATAAAATGTTTTGCGTATAATGTCAGCCCATGTTACGAGCTTATCTGCAAAGTCGCTGTCTACACAGTCAAATTTCTCCATGTGTTTTAATACAATCTTTTTCTCGATGTTTAACGATGGGAATTGCTGATCTACTGAGATAGTAAATCTTTCTAGGAAAGCATCATCAATGATCGAAGCAGCTGTAAATCTGCCATCATCAGAACCTTTACCTTTTGTATTTGCTGTTGCAATAACATTGAATCCTTCTGCAGGATATACAATATCTCCAGTCTTTTTGACTAGGACTGGTTTGCCTTCAAGGATTCCTTGTAAGCACATGATTTTATTTGTTGCTCTATCGATCTCATCGAGGAGTAACACCGCGCCATTTTCCATAGCTTTTAAAACTGGACCTTTAGAGAAAACTGTTTCTCCATTGATAAGTCTAAATCCACCAAGTAAATCATCCTCATCTGTTTCAGGATTGATTTGAACTCTTATAAACTCTTTGCCGACTTTAGCACATGCTTGTTCGACCATAAATGTTTTACCATTACCAGAAAGACCAGCGATGTAAGTTGGATAGAACATATCTGATTTGACGATTTTTACAATGTCATGATAAGCTCCCCAAGCAATAAATGTATCATCAATTTGAGCGAAGTTTTTTTCTTCGTTTACAATTGATTGCATTTGAGCTGCTTGAGCAGGAATACTATTAACAACTGATGTGTTTACCATAGTTTCTCTTAATGGCTCAATCAAACCAGCAAGATCGTAAGTACCAATCTTGACTCTATTGTCTTTTTGCATAAGTGGATCCCAGTCTTTTCCTGAGTATCCAAACGATTCGCCAACCTCGACGATCGCATTTTTTCTAAACTGAGTTTGATCAGGATATCTGATCGCAAGCTCTTTTAGAATTATTTCAGTTGATTTTTTCAAGTTATTCATAATATAGTTTTCTCCTTATCTTTATTATTTGTATATTATACCATAGTTCGGCGCATTTGTAAACGATTATTTTCACTTTTTTTGAAAATAATTGACAGAAAAGTGTTGATCTTATTCTGCAACTGCTTTACCAAAGTTAGTTAGCAATGTTTTGTTAAGCTTTTTAGACTTACTGAACTTTTTAAATGCTGTAGTCAATTGACCTTTTGAAGCGTCTTCAGCAGCGACAAATTCTTCTGCATCTGTTTCTAGTCTTTTAGATTTTAAAACATAGAATTCGTTATAGCCAAGCGTGTCTTTAAAAGTTACACATTTCTTTTTGTTGTATTCTTTTTGATACTTTCTCATATTGCTGCTATCGTAATATGTCTCTTCATCACAATCTTCAATTTTGTATTTAAAGTTATGAGCACCGTCTGCTAAGAAAAAGCCGATTGTAGTACAACCGAATTTCTTTTGAAGATTCTCAAGTAGGCTTTGAGTTCCTCCTTTTCGAGTATCTTCTAGTTTTACATGCTCGCCCATAATATTAACGAGTGCGCCTTTATAAGTTTCTGTAAGAGTGTAATCTCTTTTACTATTTTTGACTATGCTGATTCCATTTGTATCTCCATCAGAGATTACTACAAAATTCATATTGTCGATGTTGTTATTTCTTTTAAACTTATCGACCATTCTATGAGCAGCAATCAATGATTGGTTAAGAGGTGTTGAACCATACTCTTCTTCTGGAGCCAATACATATCTTTCATAAAAGCCCCACTCACGTTTTGCGAGTACTTTTCTTAAATAGATATGGAACAACGCTTCTTCATAATCTCCCTTTTTAAGAGTTGAAGCAATTACTTGTGGCAGCGATAAACCACCGTGATGTACTTCAGATTCTATTTGATCAATTGAGTAATTTGATCCTTCGTCTTCTAGATGTAACCATTGGCTTAATTGTGGATTACTATTTGTAAATCCATAAACATCAAATGGTATATTAATAGTTTTGCAAAAAACAACTAAGTGTAAAAGTTGATCCATTACATTCGTCATACATTCTGACATAGAACCTGAGTAATCAATTAACATCATCATTCCATGATTTTTAGAATCCGCAAGTTTTGTAACTCTTGCAAATATATCATCATTTGTTTTATATGACCATAATCTATTTACGTCGACAGAACCAGTTTTAGCTGTTTGAGCTCTTGTATATCTGAAAGCTGCTTTTCTCATTTCAAACTCTTTCACTGCAAAGTTAACGCTTTGTTTTACAGTCTTAAGATATTGTTTAAACTCTTCTTTATGCTCTGCAATTGTAATCATGCTATCAGAATATGTTGCAGCTGATTCGTCATATTTGTTCAATTTAATTTGTCTTGATTTTTTAAGTTGAGCATATGGTGTTATAATAGCATCTCTTACTGGTTTACTAAATTCGTTACCAATAAGAGTTTGTGATCCACCTTCATTAATATCTAAGAGTGTATGTTCTTTTCTTCTAAATGCTTCATCTGTTTGAGAAACATCTTCTTCAGCTGGTTTTTGGTCTTCAACATTTCCTTGATTATCTCCATCATCATCGGCCTTTGAAGGATCTCCTTTTGCTGAATCGTTTCCTTCTTCATCAGTTTCATTAGTAGAATCTTGTTGTTCATTTCCAGTATCTTTTGTTTGTTCATTTTGAGTCTCCATATCATCATGGCCCTGTGGTCCCATATCATCTTCTTCCTGTTGACCTTCTGTTTCTTGTTCTTGAGATCCCATAGGAGGAGGTGTCATAAGCTCTTCTTGATTTTCTTTTGTATAAGCAAGAATGTCTCTTACTAAATCAAGCACTTCATCAAATGTTTCTGTCTTCATCGATCTATTATAATAAACCATTTCCTCATCATTCATTGGTACTTCAAGATGAGCTCCAACTTTAGCCTTTAAGTTAATTTTATCGATAAGTTTAACTTCGTCCCAATCGAGATCTTCATCAACTCCAAAAAAGTCATCATCAAAAAGCTTTTTATATCCTCTTGCCATTGGAGCGACAAGACCAACATAAGCATCTTTAATATGTCTTTCAATTCTTGCATCTTCAATAACATTGATATAAGTACGTGGACAACCTTCTAGTTTCTCAGGACTATCATGCCAACCTTCATATGGTGTAAATAAAGCATGTCCAACTTCGTGACCTATAAAAAGATCAGCAACATCTTTACCCATGTCTTTCCAGAGTGGAATACCGAGAATTCTATTTTTAATATCGAACCATGCAGTTTTATAGTTGCCGTATTGTACTGTAATGTTTTCTTTAGCTAAAAGCTTAGCAAGAGTGCTTTTGTGTTTAATCATTGATTTTCCTTATCTTTTTGATTTTATACGTATATTATACCATAGTTCAGCATATATGTAAACGACTTTTGGTGAAATAATTGAAAATAATTAGCAGAAAAGTGTTGATCTTAAAAATGGTGCTGGTAGTCGGGTTCGAACTGACGACCTATTGATTACAAATCAATTGCTCTACCAACTGAGCTATACCAGCATTATCTGATCTTTGAGAAATTTCTTTCTTTAAAGAATTCTATCTTACTTCTAAATTTGTTTTCAAGTACATCTCCTTTATGAGATATAATAAACACATTACTTCCATCATCGAGAGTATCAAGAATCTTTGTAAGATTGTCTACACCATCAATATCTAAACTTGAATCAAATGTTTCATCAAGTATAAGTAGATTTGACGCTGCGCTATTTTTCATTTTAGCAATTTGTCTCCATGTAAAGAGAAGAGATAAATCAATTCTTTGTTTCTCTCCTTCTGAGAATGAAGCATAATTAAACGAATCACGATGTCTTGATCTTATAGTCTCATTAAAGTTTTCATCTAAATGAAACGATACAAAGAAATCTAAAACCTGTAAGTAACTATTAATTAATCTATTCATGATAGGAAGATATTGCTTAATGACTTTTGTTTTAATACCAGTGTCTTTAAGCATTTCACCTATGACTTCATTGTAGGTTCTTTCTTCTACATACTCAAGTTTCTTTTCAGTAGATTTGTCTTTACTTCTTCTCATGTCTGAAAGTTCTTTCTTTGCTTTTGATGCGTCTCCAGTTTGACCTTGTAGACTATCAATTTCTTTTTGAACCTTATTGACTTCTTTTTGAAGAAGAGCAATCGCATCATTATTACTATTTATCTTTTGTTGTTTTTGACGAAGCTTATTAAGACTATTAGAAACTTCTTGTTGTTCTACTTTCATTTCAGCAATATTCTTTGCAAGATCATCTTTGGCTGTTTGAATTTCTTTTGCTTTTGCTTTAACTGAAGTAATTTTTTCTACTTTCTTTTCTTCTTCGATTGCCTGATCACATGTTGGACATTGATCATTATCTTCATAGAATCTAGATTCATCAACTAAACCTTTAATCTTATCGTTGAATTGCATATCATAAGAATCAAGTTGAGACATTTTCTTAATAAGTTGTCCACTATGCTTTTCTTCTTCTGTGATAGAGGCTGATAGATTCTTACCAAGAGTTTTGCTTTCATCAAAGAGTTTATTAATTTCTTCTTTATGAGCATCGATGCTCTCTCTTTTCTTTTCTATTTGATCGTCATTTAACTCTTGCAAGTCTTTGATATACTTACTTTGAGCATCCATTTTAGTTTTAAGAATATCGATTTGATGATTAACATCAGTTAATTCATCTTTGATTTTAGAGTTTCTTTCTTTTAACAGAGTATTCATCTTAGAAAAGATGTTGATATCTAATAAGTCTTCAATGATATTCCTTCTTGACCAAACGGGCAATTGCATGAATGGTATAAAAGAAGATGAACCAAGTACAACTACCTGGTGAAATGACTTATGGTTAAGCTTAAGAATATTTTGCTCTAAGAACTTTTGATAATCTCTGGCATTAGATGCTTGATTAATCAAATTACCATTTTGATAGATTTCAAACTTACCTGGTTTAATACCACGTACAATCTTAAACTCATGACTTCCTATAGTCATTTCGACTGTAACAAGTGTACCTTTTTTATTAATACTATTGATCATTTGATCTTTCTTAATATCTCTATGGGGTTTGCCAAAGAGAGCAAATGAAAGAGCATCTAGCAAAGTTGATTTACCTGCTCCATTTTGACCAACAATTAATGTTGATGGCGTCTTATCTAATAAGATTTTTATTGGATCGCTTCCAGTGGAGAGAAAATTCTTCCACTCACATGATTTAAAATGTATCATACTACCTCGAGATTCTGTGCCTCTGTATATAGCTTACGTAGTTCTACCTTAAGATGTTCTTTATCTAAGTCAGTATCTACAGCTTCAACATATGAATCCAAAAGTTCGTTTGTATCTTCAAGGGATATTTTCTCGTCTTCTACGCTTTCTCCCAGATACTCTTCGAAACTTTCAGCTATTTTTAGCTCATATGTTTCTATGTTCTGTAATCTGTCTATGAATTTGTCAAACATATACAAATCATTTTTATTTATAACAATCAGCTTGATAAACTTTTTCTCAAACTGCGATATGTCTACTTTATCATAATCTGTTTTAGTATCATCATATATAACTTTCTTAAACATTGTAATTGGATTTCTTACTGGTGTAATCTCTCTTGTTTCAGTATCAAGTACATGAAAGAATTTTGGATCATCAACATCTGCCCAAGTAAATTCCATTTGAGAACCAAGATACGTAACATTCCCTTGAGAACTTTTTGTATGGAAATGACCACTAAGAACCATTTCAAATCTTGAAAAAACATCAGCACTCATGCCATGTGGATTAGGCATCCCTGCCATCATGTCAAATCCTTTTAATTCCAAATGAGCT